TTTTTTTTTTTTTTTTTTTTTGCCAATTTTTATGCCAATTATATCACCCTAAAGTAACACCAAAGCACAGAAAGAAGCAGAAAAGCAGGGGAGAAAGCTGTACCCTCGATCCTACTCGGCGTGGCCGCGGCTTTCTCTTTGAGCAAGGAACTCGCTAGTAGCGAGCTCATGCGCTTCCAGGGGTGCTACACCACGCTGGAGCGCTTTTTGAAAAGTCTCTCGCCAGCGGCGAAAGGATGGCGACGGGTCGATGGTCTGTCCCGCCAGCCAGGCCTTCGCATCTGGCACCCCCGTACTCCACAATTCATTGGCGAGATTACGCCCCTTGTAGGTCAGATCTTTCAGGACGGCGGCGGGGGGTTGCGAGAGATCGCCGTCTAATGGGTGGTCAAATTCAAGGGGATTTCCTTCATCATCCTCAGCTCCCTCATCGGACTCGCCTTCCTCATCTGTAGAGTAATCTTCGCCCTCACCCGGGGGGAGGTCGAAGGTCACATGGGAGCTGGTAGGCCCAGTGTTTGGTATCACTATCCTGGGCTGGGTACCTATTGGGTAGAACACAAGGTCCCGGAGGCCCCAGAGGCCAGTACCTAAGCTGTCTGCTGTTACATCCCAGTAATGGTTTTCAGTGGGGGTGTGCGTGCCCGGTTGCAAGGTGAACTGGAGATGGAACTCATCCAACCAGACCCACTCATCAGGATCGTACTGAGTCCAGAAGGTCACATACCAGTGACCCTTCTCAATCTGGTTGCGGTAGGGCCAGCGATTCCTATCGCCCCCGGGCCAGTTGAGGGTTCCCCGGGTGAGAGGAATGCCCTGTTCAGTCCCATGGACGTTTGGCCCAGCTACCACTATGGGATTCCAGATGGCAGCGGAGAAGTTGTCATAGTTCCACCCTGTGGAAACGTCGGCCATCCAGAGGACAGAAGTGGTAGAGATAACCACATGCGGGACTCCCTCCCCATAGGTGCGGACCCGCGCCTGATTGCAACCGTAGGCGGTGCCAAGCCGCGTGAGCCGCGAGGTGCTCACGTTCCAGTGATTGATGGGAAAGGTACCGGCTGCAATATCACGGGGATCAATCTCATACATATTCTGGAGGAAGGTGCCTGGGAGCTCCAGAGTACAGCTCGACCAGGCTGAGGTCTGCTCTGCTGGGACCACCCCGGAGCGCAGGCGGGCCTGCTCCTGGGAGGTACCAGCATCTACAATAGTCCACTGTGTATACTTGGGGGCGTGCAAAGGAGCAGCAGCCTCCAAGGTGGGCCCTTGATAGGTATAGGGTCCGGACTCGGGTGGTGGAGCCATGTTGTGTGTGGCTACTGCAGTTTCAGGCATACCAATGGTCCCAGGAGTCACCTGGGAGATCTTGAGACCCTCCGTCTGTATGGATTGAGTGGAGGCCGCCGAGCTGGCAATACAGGGCACATCATTCTGGGCATCCGCGATACTGGCGTACACGCGGAAAGTCACTTCACCTCCATCAGGTTCACCCGCCACACTGGCGGCACCAACAGGTTTCCGGTTGGCAATTCTTTTCAGGAAGAACCAGCCGCCTTTAAAAAGCCACTGCCAGGGTTGAGGAAGCAAGCCGGAGACCGCATTCGCAGCGGAATCCACTACCTCCCAGATGATCTCACCTGGTGTGGCCGAGGCTGTTGGATTTAGCCTCTCTAGGCCAGCAAAGGTCCCTGCTTGAGGGATGGAGAGCGTGACAGGTTCTCCAGGTTTGGAGTGTACCTTCACAGTGCCCGCAGGCTCTTTAACCTCGGTCTTGAGGAGGTTGAGCAAGCCGGGCTGGGGCTCGTAGTTCTTAAACCTCCAGGTACCTGTGACCTCGGCAAGAAAGAGTGGGCCCGTATAGGCTGAGTTCTGGTAGGTTGACATCGTCTTGCCGAGGGTATGGATCTCAATGGCCCCGCCGACTGTAAAGCCGGCCTCCTGCTTAGTATTAGTAAAGAACCAACCCTGCTTGGGGCCAGGTACATCGGCGGCTGTGAGGGTGAAGGAAGCCGGCCGACCAGGATTGGTGTCCACATGCTTCCGCGCGCCCAAGGCTGACCAGGCGGGCGCGGCGGGCCCAGATGTCATATTCAGTGAGGCACGGACCGCTGTACCGGAAACAGCAGAGGCGCCGACCAGAGGGGTGAGCTTGAGTGTGAGCCTATCCACTTTCCACATGGCATGCGTGGAGGCATACATCTGGAGTGGTCCGAAGGCGTTTGAGCCAGTTGTTTCTTTAATTAGCGCTGGGTTGAGGAGCGCTGCCATCTCAAGCTCGACCTGATTGCCCTGGTTCGCGCCAACCGTTCCGAGGGTCGCCGTAACCGTCTGAACAACCTCGCGAGGAGCCTGCCGCTGAGCATTCCTACTCCTGCGGCGATCACCGCGAGGCCGGGCAGTGCGGCGAAAAACAGTCCGAACAGTTGTTGTCTTTGTTGGGGGGTTAGAAGGGCCTGCAGCGCGGCGCCGTACAGAGCGCCTGCGAGACCGCCGACTACTGCGACCAGTGACAGTTGTAGTAGTGACGGTCGTGGCATTTTTCTGTTGTTGTTTGGCCTTAGCCATGAACAGCTTTTGGTCCTCCCCTCCAAAGCTTGTCCATCTGACGCTCTGAAAACCGCGCCGGAAGTTCCGGGCAGTACTTGGCGGTGTTTGCCAAGCACATCTCCAAGTAGTCCTTAAAGGGACTCGGAGGGTGGAAGTGCATCAGAAGCTGCAGGCTCAAGAGTTTCCCATGGAGTGTTTTAAAGTCAGCCAATTTCCTCACTGGCCGGACGAGGCCGGCAAAGAGTTTGTCTTCCTGTGCAGGATAGGGCAAATAGTGCTCCCCTATTCTAAAGCCACAAAAGGTGAGACCAACCAGGGTGTCACTAACGCGCACCTTTTCAGGTTTAACCCACATGCCAAAGATGTCCTTGTACATGGCGACCACCCGCTCGATGTAATGGGGTGGTAGCACAGGGTAGCGCGTAAGCCGGTCATCACCATAGCAGACAGTATCATACTGCCGCCAGAGATCTTTATCAGGGCCAAAGAAGTAGCAGAACTCAAATGCCTGAAGCCAGTAGTTAACCATGTTGTTATCCATTGTTGTTGAGATTTGCCCTGAGGGGTTGCCACGAGTTTGGATGGTCACCTCACCTGAGGGCAGCACGGTGTAGCGGTGCAAGAGATTGTTAACATACCACTGGTACATGTGCCCGTAGCGCTGCTGATGTTCGGGACAAATCATGGACCAGCGGAGCTTCTTTATCCTGCGGAAGAGTTGTACGGGGATTGTTCCATCAAAGCGTGTCCAGTCAAATTCCACAAAGACACCCTGCTTAGAGGCAAGACGGTGGCACATTGCCTCAAAGCCCCCCTTCAGGGGGCACCAGCCACATTGCCCGGAATGGGTCTCTGTTTTTTGCTTCATGAGATGGTTTTGATGTTGTTCGAAGCAAGCTCCGATCCGCGCATAGATGGGATCTGAACAGACAATCTGACGAATGTCTGAATCGCGAATCTTCTCTTGTTTGAGAATCTCCTTCTTCAAGAAGAGGAACCAGAGAACCTGGGGCCGCTCCCCGGAGTCAATGGCACGGAAAGCGTTGACATAGGGCTCCCAGCCATGTTCCTCTAGGTAGTCGGCCTCGGTGGAGTAGTCCAGGCATTTGGGGTAGGCAGGGGTTGAGTCGGTATTTTTCTCTGTAGACATGATGTGGCATACCCGAGTGCCTTCCAGGTAAGCGTGGTGGACTCGCCAGGCCCAGTCAGCGAACTGAGTTTCTACAGGATAGTGCTTTTCGAAGTCCACAGGTTGAGCATACGTGAACTTCTCGAAACTCTTCGCGTAAGCTGCGCCTCCCCAGGTTGTTGGTGCAAAGTTACCCTCATAGTCTACATGTGGCAACACCCCCAGAAGTGGATCTTTAGGCTCATCGTTGTCATAGATGGGCCGGTCCAGGGGTAAGCTGCAGACAACAGGGTAAGGCTGGGGTACCAGGAGGCGAAAGGGGGGCTGCCTTAGTTCTTTCCAGTCTTCGAGCCCTGATCTTTTGCCCCCTTGCGGGGGCCCTTGGCGTTTTTTGGAACAGCTTGTTTATACTCTAGCCCTGGTGTAAAGGGCTGCATGCCCACATCGGCAGCACGACGATCCAAAGCGCCAAGTGCAACAGAGAGCTCGATATCAGTTTTTGCCTGGCGAACGGCCTCAAGTTGTTTCCTACAGAGCTTCTTCTCCAGAGGGGCAAGATTTTGTAACATCTCATCAACGGAGCCTTTGTCAAAGATCTTCTTGACGTAGTCGACGAGAGGTATCTTGCATTTCTGGGCCCAGGGACCAGGGACGTAAGTTTGTTCCAAATCATCCTCATAATCAAAGTCTAGCCAGTCATGGGTCTTTGGTGTCCAACCATCGTCCTCATCAGAGAACTCAGGGTCACTCCACTCCGGGAAGCCAGTCTGGTCCTCCCAGAGGTCTTCGGCTAGGCGCTTGATCTCATCGGGGTCAATCCCTTGGTCCAGCATCTCCTTGTACTCCTCCTCGGTGAAGGCAGGCCCACGCTGTCTGCGACGGCCACCAACACGAGCCCCGATGGTATGCTTCTTCCCACGGCCACGTTTGGTCTTCCCTTTAGCCTGATTCATCAGGTTCAGCTCGTCCCGCAGGATTTGCATCTCACGACCCATTGCCGCACGCACAAGATCCACCACATCACTAGTTGTTAGGCTTTGTTGCATAGGTGGAATTTGGGTGGGTTTGACCACATAGTGCGCCACAGGGCTGGGGGCCACAGGAGCAGGGGCCACAGTTGGTGCCGGTGGGGCTGGAGGGGGGCAGGTAGTTGGAACCACTAGGGGGCCGGGCTGAACGGGTGAGGGAGGGGCAGCCACGGGCTCAGGCCTAGGTGGTTCAGGCTGCAGGGCCGCAAGCTGCTTTTTCAGTTCTTCAATCTCCCTCTCGAGGGCGAGCTGCTTGGGATTTGGCTTGGGGGCTTCAACTATGTCCTCAAGGTCGAGGCGTTGGGCACCACCAGTGTAGCCAGTGTTGTTAGTGTGTATCCCAAGAACATGGCCATCTATGTCTAACAGAGGAGCGCCAGACATCCCATCCCGCGTCGGGCAGGCATAGGAGTAGTGACCATCATGCTCGCAACCCTCAGTCACAGCAGTTAGGTAGGCACCATCACCGTCGGGGGCACAGACACAGACCCAGTCGCAGCAGTGCTTCTTGGAGATCTTCAAGCGGGGTGGTGTTATCCCCGCAGGTATGGGAATGAGTGCCACATCCTTTTGCTCCAGGATTTTCTTCACTGGGGCCTGATAGTTACGGCCTTTATAGCACAGGTTGACGACTGTCTCACTCCCGACTACGTGTGCACATGTCACAGCGTAGTTACCACAAAAGAAGCCAGTGCCTTTCGCCCCGGCCACGCTGATGTGGCAGAGCGCATCAGGATTGACGCGCGCTAGGGGGGTCTGGGTCGTTCTGAGTTGTCTCATCCTCCTCAACGCCTGCTTGAAGCGGAAGAGGAAGTTGGGTTGCGTGGTCTGTTTTGAGACCACCTTGCCTTCTTCATTGCGCACCTCCACGGTGCCTGTTGTTCCGGCACGAGAGAGTAGCCGCCAGATCCGCCAGGCAACAGCTAGTGTTGTGACTGGCGCCGAGCTCACTCCGAAGAGGGCACAGAGGGCATGGCCGAAGAAGGCGCATAGCAGCAGGAAGGCGCCCTTCAAGTTTTGGACATAGGAGGTATCCTCCATGAAGAGCCCCACCACTGCCAGGAGAAAGAGGTGTAGCACCAGGCACGCCACTGCGACCAAGGGGTCGAGTGCGTAGAGCACCGAGGCGGCAACGGTGACAGCCGTCGTGTAGCGTGTCTGGAAGGGCGCCACGGCCAAGAGGGCAAAGCGGGTCCTTGTGAGAGTAGCACAGGCCAGGTAGAGCAGCGACCAAGGGCTAGAGTTTTCCGCTAGCATGAGCGCCAATACCAAGCCCGTAAGGGCTATCTCCCACGTCCAGGGTGTTACATACTGGAGGACACTCAGAAGCGCACTTTGCAAGGGTGTTTTCGCAAAGAAGTGCGGATCATAAGCTTGCCAGGTGTTAAATGTCAAGGCCATGCGGTCCAAGAAAGTCTGAGCATGTGTGGCGTACAGTTGGTAGGTGTACTCTGTGTAGGAGCGTGTGTGGTTCACCCTCAAAGCGTTCTCAATAAAGGTGTTCAAATCCTCAGAGTGCCTAGCAATATCCTCAGGGGCATAGCTCCGTGAGGTAGAGCTGGTTTCAAAGGCAGCCGAGGTCGTGAGGAGGGAGAAAAGCACAGCCAAGAGTGCCAGGATCCAAGGGAGGCGCGAACGGCGAGGGGCCGAGTTGGTAATGGCCGCTGACGCCACCCGCAGTGTGGTGTTATCAACCTCCAAATTCGCCTTGGCAAGTTTAAGGCTTGCATTCTCATCCTTGAGCCGCTTATGTTCGTTCAGGAGGGCACAGACCAGGATCGTTTTTCCACAGTCAGGGGCCGTTGCCACCTGCTGCCAGCGCGCGCCGGTCCAGACATAGGTCACCCATTCATCCTCCACTGTGACGGAGGAGGCTGTTATAACCCGCGTCTTTGGATCATCCGTTGTTGAGGGATAGACCAAATGGCGGGGGGTCGAATGGACAGACCAAGGCCGGTTAGGATAGTGGTCAGGCATATTGCGCAGCAGCAGAATTGCCGTAGTTGGCAACTGGCAGCGGGCCAGGTAATTCCCAGCGTCGACCGCTTGGTCCACAAGGGAAGTATACTCCTTACGCAGGGCCATGTCAGACTTACTAGCAGCAGGAGTGCCACTAGTGCCTCTTTCTTGG